TACTTTAGTTCTTATCGCAAAATTAACTTTTCTACCCTTATTAGTCGCATTTAGTTTTGAGACTCCTGAACTTTTTTGGTTTCCGAATAAGAATACTAACGCACAAGATAAGTAAATTGACTGACCTCCCTTTGGTTGTATTCTAGGTTGTCCGAATGGGTTATCAGGTAACTCTACCCAAGGTTGGTTTACAAATACCATAGTATTGGTGTAGTCTGATGTTACTTTACGAGAAGACGTTATTCTCTGTGCCATGCCCATACCCCATTTTTCTGATATTATCCTAGCAGTATGTTGGTTTCCTCCTTTTCCATTATATGACATTTCACAAGGAATAGTCCCAATAGAATCCCAACAAAAAACAATATCGTGTGGTATTTCACCATTTTTTTGGGCGTTTAGAACTTCTGTTACATAGTCAAATGCTTGTTCAATATAATCAAACCCTAACTTATATAATAAAAATCCATCCCAATAACCGATAACCTCACCTGTTTCTTCATCAACCTCTTCAACATAGTTAGTTTCTAAACCCATTTGTTTAGCGTGTTCAAAACTAAATTTTTGCTCTGTAATGATAAAAACAGGTAAGATACCTTTTCTTTGTGCATCAACCGCAGTTTTGATTAGTGCGGTTGTTTTTCCAGTATCTGAGTGTCCTAAAAGCATGTTAATCTGACCCATAGCAGGACCTGGTATTCCTGTCGCCTTCTGAAAGGCTTCCCCCAGATCAAAGTACTTTTGTTCTTTGTACTTATCACTAGAGGAAAACTTCTTTCTTATAGACGAAAAATCAGATGCTTTTTTCTTTAGTGGTTGTTTCGCCATATCATCAATTAGAATGGTAATTCATCGCCATCATCTAAGGATGATACCTCAACATCATTATCAATATCTTCATTATCATTGTTATAATCAGACTCAAAAGATTTTGTAGTTTCAGTTCTCATCATATTGATTTCTTCTGACAATGAAGCAGTTTCCTTTTCTTCTTTATCTTCTTCCGCAACAAACTTCTTTTGTTCAGAATCCCAAATAGGTGTTTTATTTGTTGCAACTATTTCTAAATACTCACCAGTTTTCTTAGAGTATACATCTCTATGTGATTCTTCATTGTTAAACCATTCGTTTGCATATTCTTTATTCTCAGTAAGAATACTTACATCATCCGCCATAATAGAATTAACTACACTATGACCTTTATCATTCCTACCTGAAGAAATAATGATATCTCTTCCCTCTCTAGGGTCGGTGATATCACCTTTAAGTTTAAACACAGGAATTAATTTATCCATTACACCATCTCCTGTCTTTTTGTGTTTAAATCTCCAAAACTTAACTCCATGATCCTCATTCTCTCTATCAATTCCTTTAACTACATAGAATTTTCTAGGAATGAATTCTTTTGCTAAGTTTTTAGCTTTCTCAGAACCATCCTCATATAGTGCATCTTTTGCTTCACATAATGGGCAATGTTCACCATCATTTAAATGGTTGCAATAGATTTTTTCCCATTTTCCGTTTACATTTTTTTCGTGATAGTAAACTTCAGTAAATGGAGACTTACCATCTTTAGTAGGTAAGATTCTGAAAGTTTTTGTTTGTGTTTTTACCCCTTTAGGTAATTTTTCTGTGAAATACTTTTTAAGTCTGTCTTCACTCGACATTTTGTTTCCACTTTTAGTTGGTTCAGTGTTTTTTTCATACTGAGCCAAAATAGCATCTAAACTGTTACTCATTGTATATATTTTTTAATTAATAATATACAATATTACGTATAGTTTTTCAAAAAGTCAATAGGTAGTAAAAGAAAAACCCCACTTATGTGAGGTTTTTATTAGATATTATATAATAAATTATTTTTCTTCTTCGTTTTCTGAACCAAAGGATGATCTTATTTCTTTTTCATCAAAATTATCAACATCACTTTGTGTTAATGTAAATTCTTCTTCTTCCTCTGTCGCGTCATAACCTTCTTTATCTTTCCAATAATCAGTTAATTTAACACTATAAGGGAATGAATCCATCGATCTCATTTCTAACCTCTCCACAGGTGTTGGATTTCGTCTTTCGATTTCTTTTTCTAAGTCATCGATTTTATTGATAACGTTATCCATTCCTGAAACTTGTGACTCTAATTCAGATAATTTAGATAATAAATCATCCATCTTAGTACTTACTCCATCAACAGAAGTTTTTGTTTCTTCAGTTTTATCAACAATATCTGTTACATCTACTTCTACGGTATCTTCACCACCTAATGGTTCTTCAGTCGCAAACTCATCCTCAACTTCAGTATCACCAAAAGGATCGGTTTCATCCTCAGTATCTGCACCTGCCTCTGTTTCACCTTCAACGTCACCAAATGGATCTTCTAAAGTTTCTTCTTCAGTGTCTGTAGTATCCTCTACTTCTTCTGGTGTCTCTTCAGTATCTGCAAAAGGATCTTCTTCTTCCGCAGGTGGATCTTGTTCTGTTAACATATCGTCTAAAAGTAAATCACCATTAACATCTTTAGGGTCATCTTCTTCTGGTACATAGAAAGTATATTCCAATAACTGTCTATATCTTTTTAAATCTTCGGATAATAAATTTTTCTTACTCATATTACATCAATAGTTGTCTACCATCATTAGTCTTATAAACTTTGTTCACTCTCTCAACGATTTCTTTTCCATCATTAATCATACACTCTTCACCTTCACACTCCTTTTGTGTATTGGTGTCGTTAAGAAAATTATCTAATTTATTCCCCAAAGTTTCTTTTTCTTTAGTATCTTTTTTAGTTTCCATAATACTTTTTATTTATAAATATTAAGAAATTAGGAAAAATCTCTATTAATTGTCAATATTTTTAATTCTTCATTTTTGATAATTAACATTTTATTTTGATAATTATCCCAATCTATTTTTACATCTTGATGATTTATGTTTCCACTATCAGTATCACTTATAATTTCAATTAATTGGTTAAGTGCGTTGATCGTATAGAAACATTCTCCTTTTTTATGTACAATAATAGTAGGTGGGTAAAATGAACTTGTATCAACTCTTTGTCCTTGATTTAACCTAACCATAAAGGTTAATATCTTTTTGTCTTCTTCGTTAAAGGTATACTGGAAAATGTTTTTATCTAATATTTTAAATCTGTTGTATAGATATTTCTTAAAACTATCTATTTTATCCAAATATACAAAAGACGCTAGTGTTATAATTTTATTGTTCGATTCCATAAGTATAAATGTAGGGAATATATCTGTTTTTGTTTTTTATTTTATAAATAAAATCCTTACATTTATTAAATATCTCAGAATCTATCAAAGTATTATTCGATAAGTTTTTAATCGTTTTAATTATTTTTCCTTTTTTACCTTCAATTAAAGATAATACATTCAAATCTATACCAAATATTAAGTTTTCACCATATATATAAATCATATCATTGGGTGAAATATAAGTAGTTGGATTTTTTAAACTCAATATTTTTCTTATAATTCTAAAGTTTACCATTTTTTTACCATATAACAAGTCCAAATAAACATATGGGATGTTTTCCCCAAAAGAATTATAACAAAAAGAAATAAATGAATCTAAATCTGATTCATATTCTGATTTTCTTTCTTTTGTTGTGAAAGTCCAAAATAATTTAGAATTAATTTGTTTGTGTAAAATAGATACCCCATCTACAACAAGTTCTTTTGTTTTTTCCCAACCTATAATTAACGTAGGTAACCTATCGTCAATGGTATCTAACTTACGACAAATCTTAAAGTTTTCTAACTCCAAATTAGAACTTGTTACTATATTTCCAACATACATATTACAAATATAATAATTTTTTTGTAAAAAACAAATTATGGATTATTATAATCTATTAATGGTGTACGACTTGAGTCGGTGAATATTGTTAATACATTTTCAAACGTATTAAATGCAACTTCTATTCCTGGCGATTTATATTGTTGTGAAATTCTAACACATTCAGAGAATGAAGTTGCGTTACCTATATTAGAGAAATCATACGCAACCTTTCCATCTTTTTTATGTTTTTTCCATATTTTTATACTAGTTAATATTGCGTCCTCCTCAAATTTAGACAATATAAAAGGATTTTTTATTGCTGCGACACTATCATAATCATAATATTGTTTTCTACCTATCATATATAAATAACCTCTAGGTCTAAATCTATAAGCGTCACCTTTAAATATGTTATAATATGTTAATGTTTTTATTAGATTTTCTTCTTCTTTTTTAAGTTTATCTAAATCCTTTTCGTATTTCTCTTTTAATTTTTGATAGTTAGGTTCTGTTGAAACTAAATTAGAAATTTTATTTTTTAATATTTGTTTTTCTGATTCTATTCGGATGTTTTTTCTATATTCTTTTAGGTCGTCATTACCTTCAGGTAAATATGCAACATCATTTGTAGTACCCGCAGTAAATAAAGGTACAGAAGCTAAATATGAATCCTTATATTGATCGATTATTGGTTCACTACTTACTAATGAGGTTCCAACAACATTTCCATAATATAATGTTGGTCCTGAATCACCATTTTCAAATACCTGATTTTGTGCTAATTCTACATCATTCCAAGGTAACTCTTTGTTTGATAAATTATTGGAATTTGATAATACTGACGCCATAAATGTCGTAACTTGTGAATTAGTTTCAATACCATTATTTTCTAATTGTATTTTAAACTCATCAATTATTTCTCTTAGTCTTTCATCTGAAAATTGGGTGACTCCTAAATTTTTAAAATTAGTTAATCCATCGGGACCATCAAAATTAGTTTCAAAATCAAACTTTTCTGTAGGATTAAGTACACCAATACTATATAAAGGATTTTTGTTGTCTAAGTTAGTATATTCAATTTTAGGTATTTCACTAGTTTCATTTAAATCTAAATTTAATTCCGCAGTTATTTTATCTGTAGGTGGTGTTATAAATTTAGATTGTCTAACCCCCTGAAAATTAGTTGTCATATGATTAGGGGATATATTATGATTAACACTAGTTATTAAATAAGCCCCATTAAAAAATGGTACATTCTGTAAATCAAAATACATCAATGGTTGTATATTCATACAACCTAACGCATCTACTTTACATGTATATGATCTAGTTTTAAATAAACGTAATAAATCTGTACCCACATATGTTTTTTGTGTACCACCTCTTTTATCTACTAAATCAGATAATGCCCTAAAATATTCACCAGTTTCTCTATGTTCTTGTTGACTTAATGAAACATTTTTAAACACTGTTTGGTTTTGTGCACCAAAGGCAACTCTAAATGCAACTAAAGAACTATCATCAGGTCCTGTCATATCAGGAGGTAAATCTCCTTTATCTGTACTATCGTTTGGATTAGGGAATCTATATCCATCATTTTTAAAATAATAATTAGATCTTTCTGATATATCTAAAACTTCAGAATTACCACCAACATATATACAACAAAATATTGGACCCGTATTAGAGTTTGTTTCTAATTGGGTTTGTGGTTGGAACATTTTTGCAACTTCAGTTACGTCTTTATAATTAATATATGTAGGTAATATTTGGAAAAGAAAATTACTATCTCTTAATAACTTCGAAGTAAAAAAGTAAACTGATGTATTTAAATTACTACCTAAAGTTAAAAAACTATTAAGATTAAATGTCGCCTCACTACCTATATTTCTCCAACCCCTATCAACAAATCTAAAATAATCTATAAGGTCTTTATTTCCACCACCACATATATTAAATGATTTTTTATCACCACCAACCCATTTAGTGTTTATATTTTTAAAATAATTATAAATTTGTAACTTTTCTTTTACTTGTTCTAACCTTTCCTTTTCATCTTTTGGTGGTGGTATTTTTTGACTATCTACAGTTATATTATCAAATTGTTTTTTTATTTCATCTATATATTGATTTATTTGTGTAGGTATATCTAATAAATCTTCTACTCTGTTAGGATCAAAAATTTTGGGGTCGAAAACTATCATGTTAGTTGTTTCTTTAATTTCCCTCATTATATAATTTCTACCTTGTTCTTTTTGTAAAGTGGTAGTTGTTGAGGAAAGAGATGGTACTACATACCCCATATTAAGTTCAAAGAAACCATTTTTAGAACTATTAAACCTATCACCATCTACCCAAATTTTAAATAACGTTATTAATTGTTCTTTCACTTTTTTAGGTAATTTTAATAAATTTTCTTCTATGTTAGGTATTTTTGAACTATCACCACCCGCAATAAGTCTTTGGTAACCTAAATTTAGATATTTATCATTACTTGTAGAAAATTCACTATATGTAGTATTTCCAG